AAAAGACCCCTGTCAAGAGACAAGAGGTCTTTGGGTGTTCCGACTTTTGTAGAGACCGCACGAAAGGAGTCTCAGTCTTATTTATTCAGGTTGTCCAACCTTCACATTATTCTTCTTACCAATATTATACTTCTGTTCTAGAACCCACTCAGTCTTCTCTCTATAAGGGAGTACTTTGATTTGATTCAATGGTGCAATATCTTGAATTGATTCTTCGATGACAACATCTATCAAACCCCAATCAACAAGCAAGCGAGTAATACGGTTCCTACGTTGAACATCATTAACAGTAAGATTAGCGTATTTACCATCAAGGGCAAATAACTCCTTAAAGTGTACGATGTAGTATTTACCTTGCTTATGAAGAATATGACAGGATTGGTAAAGTTTCTTTTCTTTTCTAGAGGCAACCCCAATGCGGGTCAGAGTCTCGCGAACCTTTAAGAAATCGTCAGGTTGATTTAGCCTAACCTCTACCATTTGGTCTTTCGACCAATCAACCTGAGGCTCAACAGTCTGTGTCATTTTTTTCCACCAGTTTCAAGTCGTTGTTTAATAAAATTAAGTTGCTCATTGGATAAAATTTTCAAAGCCTGAGAAGCCTTTTCATTACTATAACCATAGTAACGTTTCACAATCTCTAAATCTGAGATCTTATCTTTACGGAGCCAGGGAGAGAATCTCTTCCTCTTTCTCAATATATTTAGATAAAATTCATATTGCATATCTTTATCTAAAAAACTGTACTTGTTCATCTCATTGGCAAACATAATACAATCCATGTGTCCAGAGAGACAACGATTGATGATATATGGTGGATATTCTTTTGCCAAAGAAGGTTCATCTTTAATCAGATTCTCCTTGGTAAAATTAATTGAGTTCAACCAGTCCTTAAGTTCCATAATTTAAAGAATCAATTTCTTTTTGTCTGGTGTTACCAGTTTACTTCCATACACTTCATTATACTTCTTGGTGATACCTTCATCAACCTCAGCAATGTATACGATGTGTGTTCTACTTACCGTGATCTCAGGTTGATCCTTATCAATCACCATTGCCCATGGGGCAAACCCAACACTCTGTCCAGATGGAAGAACAACTAGACCATTCTGAAGAGTAACAGTTGAGTCATCTTCAGAAAGAAGTTCTGCAATCACTTCTTCGCCAGTGATAATACGAAATAATTTTACATTCATTTTAATTTTTCCAATATGGTATTTACTTTATTAGCCATCTGATAGTATCCAGTTCCAACATAAAGTTGACCCAGAACTACAGATATAGTTGCCGTACCCCAGAAGATATAATACCATCTAGATTTTACTTGGTGTCTTTTCTTTGTTTTAGATTTAGTCACTTAAACTCACTCCATCAATAAAAACATCCTGACTATAGTATGCATTAATAACCATACCCCCCATAGCCAACCAATAAACTATGATAAGGGTCATACCAATTTTAGTTGGAATACTTGTCATTTGAATTCACACTACTTTCTTTATTGATAAAATTTCTGGTATGGGATGTATTACCATTTTTTCTTGTTCTTTCCAGGTAAAGGGAGTTTTGTCCTTTAACCAATCAGGACAAACAAAAGGTTTTTGTTCAACTGAAAGAACAACCCATCGACCATTTTTACGAATAAGTCTTCTCTCGGGAAGTATATCATCCACAAAATTTCCTTTTTCTCTATTACAATCACCACACAAGTCTTGAAGATTATTTAGATCTAAGCGCATTGACCAATACCTCCTTACTGGATAAATGTGATCTACATGCATTTTGATGTCCTTTCCTTCTGCACCACATTTACTACATCTTCTGGTCCCATTACTTTCATAAGTAGATCTAATATGTTCAGTTCTTACTTTTTTCCATTCATCACTGTAGTACCATCTTGAAGCAATGTCTTGAGAAACTTGAATTGAAGCACTTTGAACTCTTTTTCCTTTTGGTTTATTTTCTAATATTTTTTTGTGTTGTTCTGATCCATATTTGATCCAAATATATCTGTTTTGAAGCACATCCCATTTTCTATAATGAGTATTTTTAAATTCTTCAATCTCAGATCTTTCACATGATCTGATAGATCCATCTTCATTTTTAATCCACCTAGTCATTTGAACTCACATTCAACCATTATTTCTGTCAGGGCAGCAAGGAAGTTGATCTCCTGATCTACCACGAACGCAACCTGATACTGATACTTAGCAAGAACCAACACAGCAGCAGGAATACTATTGTTTTCAAGGGAAACAACAAGAGCATCGTAAATACGACGAAAAAGGACACTAGCATCATTGTCCAGGTTAGAAACAACCCACTTGCGAACTTCGGAGAAGTTCTTTTCCTTGAGGTTTTTGATGAGGTCATTTACAGATACGTCAGAGAATGATGCAAGAATAGCAGAGTCAATACTACCACTTGTGGAATAACGTTGACACTCATTCAGAACACGACGCCAATCAGGGAAGTGTTTGTTAATGAGTTCTACCAGGACCTTGTTATCATATTTAATACCTTCTGCATCCAGGATTTCTTGGAGACGTTTGAAGAATCCTGCTGCAATTTCCTGTCGTTCTTTTCCCTTGATTCCAAAGTCGATGACGGCACACCGAGAATGTAAGGGTTCGATGATTTTGTTTTTGTAGTTACAGGTAAAGATGAATCGACAGTTGTTATAAAACGTCTCAATGTTTGCCCGTAAGAGGAGTTGTACATCGTTCCCTGTGTTATCAGCTTCGTCAATGATGATGACTTTGTGTTTTGCATCTGACGAAAGTGATACGGTCGAAGCAAAGTTCTTGGCCTGATTCCGTACAGTGTCAAGAAATCTACCTTCATCGGATCCATTGATGACATAATAATCTACTCCAAGTTCATGACAAAGTGCTTTAGCGACAGTGGTCTTACCTACACCAGGAGGACCAGCAAGAAGAAGATTGGGAACCTCACCCTTATCTAGGAAGTCCATAAAAGTCTTCTTTGTAGCCTCAGGGAGGATACAATCTTCAATAGTCTGTGGTCGATATTTCTCGACAAAAAGAAAATCATTGTTCATAATAAATTCAAAAAATAGGTAAAATACGTTGTCTCATCTGTTCAAGTTGTACAGGGTCACCGCCATAATACCCCATATTCATGTAGACACAATCAAGAAACCTCAGGTCATCATGTTCAGCATTATAGGTGAAGTGATCACAGAAATCAACTATCTCCTGTGGAACTTGTACTTGTTTATAGTCATAGTCAATAATCATACAAATCCTTTGGGACGGGTGTCAATTTTATCCAACACTTCAATATGAGATTGAAATCCTGATGGAGTCTCCCACCAAAGTTGTCGAACTTGTTCGTATGAACCTACCACAACAGATTGATTGTTTGAGTATACCATTTTATAATCATGACGATCATATAGTTTGTCACAGGTTTGTTTAAAGTGTTTCGTCATTTTTTACTAGAGAGAAAGAACCATCATTGTTGTCAATCCATTGTAGTAGGTCACCTTCTTTCCACCCAAGTTCTTTCATCAGATCGTCAGGAAATGTAAGGATCCCATCATCACTAACAGTTAGTGTAGTTTTCATATCCAGTCAGGTTTACGGTTTGGTAATCGTAGATAGTTATCTTTCACCCATGGTTTAGATGCAATGTACATTTTGTAAGCAGTGAGTGTGTCTATACTATCATCAAACTTATACTCTTCTGGCATTGCACGAACAAAGGGAGTAAGTTTTGATTGATGAATGGCATCTAATGGAAAGATTTTATTTGCATATGCAAGAGTATGAAGACATGAATGAATTTTTCCATACCTATTAGAATACTCTTCACATAGTGCAAGACCATGACGAATTAGCCATCGGGAATTTGCAACAGTTTCATTTACCCATACGGTACAGGGATGGTTTCTGAATGCCCCTTTATCGGTCTTGTAAGGGGTACCGTCAAGTTTAGGAAGGGTTCCATACTTGTGTCCCCACTTGTCTGAAGCAACAATAGAGAGCATCTGACAGGTCTCTAAGGGCATCTTGACGATGTGCTTGTCAGGAAGGACTCTTGCCGAATCCACCGGATTGGAAGAAGTCACGAAGATATTCATCAGTAAAGAATTGCATAAGGTAACTTACACCCCAATCTAATGTGCCTGGGGGGAACACGTCAACGTTTTGTTCAAGAATCTTCTTGGCATCAATAATTCTTCTCATACCACATACTTGTGCGGTGGCTTCAGAGATTTCCATGAACTCTTTGAAATCCTCATCATTACCCTGTTTGACACCACTGACATAAAGTTCTCTGGCCCGACGAAGAAGTTTTTCTGTTGCAGGTTTGAAGGTAATGGTTTCTTCTTTAAGAGGGATAGCCATGTTCTTCATACATGACATACTGAACTTCATTGTTGCTCTTGTGTCTTCGACAGGTAATGCGTCTGAAGTATTATCACGGAAAGCGTGTTGAATAACTCCATTAGTACATTCCATGACACGAAGAACTGCAATTTTGTTGAGTTCACCATCTGTCAATTCATTGTATTTTTCTTTCCAATTTGTCATGTTAATAATTTACTGAAACTGATTGCTAATAAAAAACTTAGCATAATAACAACATCCCATGATTTAGTCCTCACAAAGTATGGGACTGATAAA